ATACAGAAGCTTATCAACAAGATAATCGCGAAAACTATGATGATCCAGTAGAATACTTTGGAGACGGAGACGATGACGGATATGCAGACTGACTGGAGATATACTCCAGAAAAAATGGAAGTTAGAAACTCTGCTCTATCAATCCTTTTGAAGAATTTTGGTAGTGAGTTGAATCCAGATGGATCTCCTAAATATTCAAACAAGAGCATATATGAATGTGCTCATGATTGGGTATCCCAAGGAAATATGATAACTCATGGACTACTAAAATACTACGAGGTCTACTATGCGGATGAAGGACACAATTCGTTTAACCAAGGAAGCACTTAAACAACCTTGGTTATATACAGATGAAGAACTTTTGTATATGAAGAAAGCAAGGAAAGTTGCTAAAAAGGGATTAAAATTAAAACAACTGAAAGGAAATCATGGAAAAAGTGAGACTAGTTCAATCGACTCCGAATCCAGAGGAGACGATGGCGTACATAGCAAGGGTTTCAAATCCTAATAATCAGGACAATCCTAGCTTTGAAGGTCTCTTGAAGTATTGCATTAAGCATGGACATTGGTCTGTGTTTGAGCAAGCATACATGACTTTAGAAATTGAAACTTCTAGGGCAATCGCAGCTCAAGTGCTCCGTCATCGTTCTTTTACCTTCCAGGAATTTTCGCAAAGATATGCTGACAGTTCTATGTTAGCTAGTAGCATTCCTATTCCTGAATTGCGTGGACAAGATTATAAGAATCGTCAAAATAGTCTTGATAATGTTGATGCATTCAAAAAGCAAACTTTTGAGATTGCTATACAGAAATACTTTACTGAAGGTATGGATCTATATCAGACCATGCTAGACGCTGGAATCGCCAAGGAGTGCGCTAGAATGGTGCTTCCCTTAGCAACCCCCACAAAAATCTATATGACAGGCTCATGTCGCTCATGGGTGCATTATATCGATCTTAGAAGTGCTCATGGCACTCAGAAAGAGCATATGGATATCGCAGTTCAGGCTAAGAGCATTTTCTGCGAACAGTATCCTACCGTAGGTAAGGCACTTAATTGGTCTTAATAAATAACTTCACATAATATTTTGATATGGCAACTTATCCCGTAGTAAACAAACAAACTGGAGAACAAAAAGAAGTAGTGATGAGTGTTCATGACTGGGTTTCTTGGACAGAATCTAATCCAGATTGGATGCGTGATTATTCTGACCCATCAACTATGCCTGGTGTAGGTGAAGTTGGTGAATGGAAAGACAAACTTCTTAAATCCAAACCCGGTTGGAATGAAGTATTAGCTAATGCACAAAAAACTGGTAAAAACTGCCAAAAACTTACTTTAGACTAAATTATGCCTAGGAAGAGAAAGTCCGATCCAAGTGCTGGTGCTGGAATGACCAGTAAGCAGATGAGAAGGAAGAAACCTATTAATACGGACTTCCTGGTTGATATTCAACCATTAACAGATAATCAAGAAACCCTATTCAAGGACTATTCTCAGGGGAAAAATATCTTTGCCTATGGAGCAGCTGGTACGGGCAAAACCTTTATCGTGTTTTATAATGCTATCAAAGATGTTCTTGATGAATACTCTCCCTATCAAAAAATCTATATTGTCCGTTCTTTAGTATCTACTAGAGAAATTGGTTTCCTTCCTGGAGATCATGAGGATAAATCAGCTCTTTACCAAATTCCTTATAAGAATATGGTAAAGTATATGTTTGAGATGCCTACAGATTCCGATTTTGAGATGCTGTATGGCAATCTGAAGCAGCAAGAAACTATTTCTTTCTGGTCAACATCATTCATTCGTGGAACTACTCTTGATGATGCAATTGTCATTGTAGACGAATGCCAAAACTTGAATTTTCATGAACTTGATAGTATAATCACTAGAGTTGGTGAGAATTCTAAAATTCATTTCTGTGGTGATGCTACCCAGACTGATTTGACTAAGACTTACGAAAAAAATGGCATCCTAGACTTTATGAAGATTTTAGAGCAAATGCCATCATTCGCATCAATTGAATTTGGTGTTGATGATATTGTTCGTTCTGGTCTCTGTAAAGAATATCTTGCTACTAAATTGGCACTCGGTATGTAATGTTTAATCATCTTGAAATTGAACTTCCTCGGTTAGAGAGGAACACCATTGATGGTGTACGATATTATGAAACACCTGACACAAAGATGGTATCCATTACCTCTATTATCAGTTTTTATAATAGAGAAATTTTCATCAAATGGCGGAAAAGAGTTGGAGAAGAGGCAGCAAATCTAAAAACTAAACTCTCTACGAGTCGTGGTACAGATATGCACACTCTTACAGAGCATTATCTAAAGAATGATGCTCTCCCTAAGGTAAAGCCTCTTCCTGAATTTTTGTTTAAAATTGCCAAACCTGATCTAAATCGGATTAGTAACATTCACACTCTAGAAGGATCTTTGTATAGTGAGCAATTAGGAGTTGCTGGAACTGTAGATTGTATCGCTGAGTATGATGGTGAATTAGCAGTTATTGACTTTAAAACATCGGCAAAACCTAAACCATATAAGTGGATTGAAGGTTATCTTGTTCAATGTGCTGCTTATGCTTGTATGTACTATGAACTGACTGGCACACCTGTCAAAAAATTTGTCATTATCATGGCATGTGAAGATGGGTCTTGCAAAGTGTATCAAGAATATGATAAACTTAAGTACATGAAGTTACTTACCAAATACATCAGAAACTTCGCGGAGTATCACTTAAATGGAAAATGAATTAACAAAGGCATTGGGCAAAAAGTTCATGAATGCCGCAAAGTTCTCTTTAGAAATAGAGACTCTCGTATTGAAACAGAAAATGAATTACATTGAAGCTATTGTGCTTTTTTGTGAGGAGAATAATATAGAAGTTGATTCTATTAGTAAACTGATTTCAAAACCACTAAAAGAGAAATTGAAGCGTGATGCTCAAGATCTTAATTTTATGAAGAAGACCACTAGAGCAAAATTGCCTCTCTAAATAAGCCAAGGTAAATTAGAAAGATGTCAGATTTTTTCGACTCAGAACTCGTTCAAGAGGAATTACAGGAAATTAATGAACTTCAGGAAGAAATCTATACTGAAGTGTTTTCTTTTGGCGAATTAGATCGTGAAGAGAAAATCGAGCATATTGATAAACTCGATAAATTACTAGAAAAACAGAGAATTCTGTATACAAGGATGTCACTGTCTGACGATCCTCGCGCACAAGAGATGCGTGAGAGTGTCCGCAAATCAGCTATCATGATGGGGTTCCCCAAGGATGTTGATTGTGCGGTTCTTTTCGGCAACATGCAGAAAACCTTAACAAAAGTCAGAGAGCAGATCTCTTGACAATGGGAGCACTGTCGCCCTATAATAGACCAGTAACAAGCCAAATCCAATTACAGGCCAAATCTAATGTCATTCGCATCACTTAAAAAACAGTCCTCCCTTGGTTCACTAACCGCTAAACTGGTTAAGGAAGTAGAGAAAACCAATAAGGGTGGTAACTCAGCTGACGAGCGTCTCTGGAAACCAGAGGTCGATAAAGCTGGCAATGGATATGCTGTTGTCCGTTTCCTTCCTGCCCCTGATGGTGAAGACCTGCCATGGGCAAAGATTTACTCCCATGCCTTCCAAGGTCCTGGTGGTTGGTACATTGAAAACTCTTTGACCACTAGCGGTGCCAAAGATCCTGTTTCTGAACTTAATTCAAGTCTTTGGAACAGTGGTAACGATGCTGATAAAGAAACTGCTCGTAAGCAGAAGCGTAAGCTTTCCTACTACTCCAACATCTATGTTGTAAAAGATCCTGCAAACCCTGATAACGAGGGTAGGGTCTTCCTCTATAAGTTTGGTAAGAAGATCTTTGATAAGGTCATGTCTGCCATGCAACCCGAGTTTGAAGACGAAGAACCAATCAACCCATTCGACTTCTGGCAGGGTGCTGACTTTAAGATCAAGATCAAGAAAGTTGCAGGATACTGGAATTATGATTCTAGTGAGTTTGCTCGTCAAGCACCTCTCCTGGATGATGATGATGCTATGGAAGCAATCTGGAAGAAGGAATATTCTCTTGCAGAATTAGTTGACCCCTCTCAGTTTAAGTCTTATGATGAACTGAAGACTCGTCTGAACTATGTCCTAGGAGCTTCTACTCCTAAGGCTCCTGATCCTGAAGTTATTGATGAAGAGTCTAACTTCAACTCTCCTGACATCATGGCATCTTCTACAACGCAAATGTCTCCTCAAGAGAGTGAAGATGACGCTCTGTCCTATTTCCAGCGTCTTGCAGAAGAATGATATAAATATAGGGAGGGAGACCTCCCTTTCGTAGTTTTTTCCTATCTAAAATGTCTTTCTCCGGTAATAGATATATTGTCACATATGATGACGGTGACAATGCAAATACTCAAAGACTTGAAGTAATTGCTGAAACTGCAGATATGGCAGAAGCAAGAGTAAAGCATCTCTTCCCTTCTGCTCAAAATGTTGTAGTCGCTGCTGCTTGATAAATGTCACGCACTCAAGTAATTGTTTATAATGGTCCTGACGGATTTTGCAATGTCGTCATTCCATCAGATCAATG